TAGTTATATAAATCAGTTCCTATAATTTCTCTCAAGTACTGTGTCTGACTAAGATGTAATGCAGGCACTATTTTGTCCGCATCTATATTACCATCCATTATAGGCGACCTTCTCACAATATCTTCTTTACTAACAAATAATACTTCTGCCATATCTTAGTTTTTTCTTCCTTTATCTGGTCTGTCTATCATTTTTTCACTAACAATTGCAGGCTCTTCGCTTTTGCTAGGAGCTTTTATACCTTTTTTTGCTATTTCTGTTTTGTAAATTAAGTCTTTAGCAGCGTTTGGATTGTTAGGATCAATTTTTCTATCGTCTTTTAATAAGTATGTTTTTCTTTGGAAAAAATGGGAGCAATTAACGCCCCCTTTGTAGCGAAATAAATTATAAGAACTGCCACCTTTTGGATTAAATTCTTTATTCCCTTGAAACTCTCTGTCTAAATCTTCTTTACGATAAACCCTTTTAGCACGAACCATTTTCTTGCAGAACTCCCTAGAATTATCTTTTACAGAAAGTGGTGCATATTGATAGCGTACTAAGTATCTAAAACCTTCTTTTGTTTCTCCGTCTAAACCACTTTTAGCTGTTGCCCTTCCTTTTGGGACAGAAGCCATTTGAATTTGCTTGTCTAAATTTTCTTCTTGCTCATAATCAACTGGTCTTTCATCTACTAATTCATAGCCTAATTCAAAAAGCGTTTTTTCATTATCTCCTAAATCATTTACAAGCTCCTCTGTATGGACATCCACATCACTTGAAAGCTTTTGTCCTGTTTCTTCTTCTTTTTGTTCTTGAGTGACTAAGACTTCATCTGTAAACTCAATCGGCGTTAAAGTCTGTACGTATATTTTAAGTGCAATACCATTTACAGCTAGAATATCGTCTATCGCATCTATAATGTCATTCTGATAAGGTCTTATTACTACGTTATCAAAAAGATTGTGTGCATTTTCGATTTCTTCAGCATTGCTCCCTAGTCCATTATTGCCATCTCTGATCCCTACAAGTAGAGGAGAAGTGATTCTGTGTGCTAAAAGAAGCTTTCTTGTGCATTCCTCTGCGATGTACTGATAAACATCTGCTGCATCGCTTACTGATATATCTTCAATCGTAGTTTTATTCTCTGGAGAATCGCTAAAAGAAACAATTACTTTTTCTCCATTAGCACCTGTCAGCTTGTTCATGATCTCATTTTTTATCATGATTTGCTTTTCAGTTGTAGGTACTCCATTCGAAAAGCTTACTAGCTTTGTTCCAGAAAAAGAATTAGTTACTTCATTAACTAGATACTCCGATATTTCGCATTCTAGTTTACTATAATTAATTGCACCGATATAATCTGGTGGCGAATAGTAATGCATTGAAGGTATATGCCTTCTAATTATGTATATTTCATTCTTTGCTCCAGAGCCAAAAACAGGTATTCTAGTTAGTTTATCACCTTCTTTATGTTCTGTCCAATTAGGGCTGTAATAATAAGCATTTATTTTGCCTTTATCGTCACATTTCTCGGCTCTTAATGTTTCTCTGTTAAAGTGTGTCACTTGAGCTACTTTACCGCCCTTATACGTTACCTGAAAGGCTGCTTCACCTAGTAGTTTATAATCTAAACATACACGCTTTAAGTCTTTAGCTTTAAATAGCATTTTAAAGGCTGCGAATTCGTCTGGTCTTCTACTAGAATCTAGTGCATCAAAGCCTTTACCATAGATTTGCCCTACAACTCCTGTAATAATGCTATTTGTAGTTGGTGAGTTTAAGTAGGCATCTATTAATTCCTGGTAAAAGTTATTGTTATCGCCAAAAGACACAAAATCGCTGTGTGGGTCTTCATAGACCTCTGGAGTTTTGTACGCCTCTAAATTAAGTATGTGAAAATCGCTATTCATAAACTAAATAGTCATTAGAAGCAGTCGTATTTTGTACGAATTTGCCTGTGTTAGCTGAATATGTACTTACATTCTGATCTGTAGCAAAGATTTTATCTCTGTAAATGACCTTTGAAGTAGCTGTGTTTGAAACCTCAAGAATGTAAGTCTGATCTTTGGCTGTGTCAAGTCCAAGATTAGCAGTATAGGTATAATAGTACTTTAATGCCGTTAAAGAACTTACTGTGGCATTATGTACTTCTGTGTTTTGCTCTTCGTTTGTTATCAAAACCTTAAAAATATTTGATCCTGTTGGCTTATAACTCCTAGGAATGATATTTAAAACATGACTCGCTTGTGTTCTGTCTAAAACTATCATTGCTCAATTTTGAATGTACCTGTGTTGATATTGTGTACCTTGTTTTTTTTCAACTTTTTAAAATCAGCTTCAGTTAAAACTTCTTTTGCTCTGTCATCTGTCACCTCGTTCCATTCTAAACTATCAAATGGCTTAAATTTTATGTGTGTTTTTTTCTTCATGTTTTGTTTTTATAATGCTTTGTTTAGGAGGCAGCCATAAGCGTACCCCCTGAAACAAAACACAAATTTTAAGAGTTTGTACCTGCTGTGACAGTTACAGTAGCTGAACTCATTCCTGCAAATGGATTCCCTGTAGTCGCACCATTGATAAAATCTGGAGCAGAAATTTCGTCTGCCACAAATTCCATTGTGTACCCACTCATATCGCCTCTAGCATCGCCAGAAACCATAGTTGCTGTTGTTAATGAACAGCCATTTATTTTACCGATTAAAAAAGCATTTCCATTACGATCTGCAGCCACTATATGTGGTCGGCCGTAAGCTAAAAGCTTCAATTCAGCATTGTCTTCTTTTGAAAGTTTTGGTAATGACAAAGAAAGTGTAGTGCTAAAAAAAGCAGTACCTGTATCTTTTGAGCTTGTTGCAGTAGTAGTAAAACTGTTTCCTGCGCCATTTACATCATATTTAAATGCAGTAAAAGATCCGCTCATATCAGAAATTTGGTCTGAACTCTCTGTTATAGTACCTAAACCCCCAAAATCAGTTATATATATTGCAGAAATGCCGCCCTGTACGTCTTTACAGTTTATTGCCCTTCCACGAGTTACATTGCAAGCCATATTTTAGGTTTTATATAGTTAGGGGGGTTTTTACACCCCCTTCTCTATGGTTAATATTAAGAGTAAAAAACAACCTCTGATCCAAATCCTAGAGCAGCAACGGCTGATCCTCGTAATACGATTCTTGAATTTTGACTTCCATCGATAGGTCCCATGTCAATTATAGAGGCTTGATTTAAATCGCTGTATAAAGAAGTTCCGAATAATAGATTTTCTTTAGTTGTAGCAATCATGTCGGTTGCAGTCATGCCTGGGCAATGTAGCAACTTGATTCCATCAAAATAAAGCTCTTGTTGGTTTCTGTACCAAGTGTTCATTTTACCGTCAACACCTGTAGTCACATTAGCCGAATCAGCCGCTCCAAATCCGCCTAAACTTCTAATGTAGGCTTGGTAAATTGCAGTAGGAACGTATATAAATAAGTCTGGATGACCGTAAACAGTTGTAGGAATTGCATCGACTACTTTTCCTAGCTCAGTAGTTACATTAGCTGCAGTAATTGCTGATTTTGCAACGTCCACTACAGTAGCATCTGCTGCTGCAAGTACTTCCCATCCATCAAAAGGAATATCGCCACCTGTTGTACCTGTCCAAACGGCACTTTCCATACCTGCTGCCACTTTTTTGACTACATGCTCAAGCATAAAACCGCCTAATGTTTGTGGTAATTTAGAATTGATACCTTTCATTTGTAAGCTATCCCAAGAACTTCTGTAGGATTGACTACACAATTGTAGGTTTACTTGAATCTCAGCAGGAGTAAGAACTACTTCAGTTGTAGTCAAAGTTCCTGTCGCTGAAAAATCGCACGTTCCTGCTTTAATTAAGTTAGCATCAGATGCAAATTTTCTTATCACTTCTTTGTATTGGATATTATCTTTTATTTCAACTGCACCAGAGTCTAGCGTTTTACCAGAAAGTAAAGCTGCCTCGATATATCCTGCTGCTGCTTTACCTGCATAAGTTGAAGTTATATTATTTGTTGTTGCCATTATTTATTTGTTTGTGGTTAATAATGCAGGCAACTAGAAAAAATCTTTTCCCTATATTTGAAATGCAAAAGCCGTTCGACAAAACACTTTTAGCACAAAGGGGCAGTTTCTTTTTCTAGAGGCTGCTCTTTTTTATTTGTTATTATATATTATTTCTCTAATTCGATTCATTGAAGAATCAGAATCACGATGTGGTTTTAATATTTCTGTTTTTGCTTCAGGATTATGAGCAATAGGCTCTACAACTTCAGCAGATAGTTCAAGGTCAGCAACTTGTTCAGTTACTTCTTCAACTGTGTTGTTTTTCTCTAGTAAAGTTTTAATTTCTTCGATCATAGTTTTCATGTCATCAACTTCTTCTTTTGTTGCATAAACAACTTGTGTAGATTCGGTCTTAGACTTGATTTTAGCTTCTTCAGCTTCAGCTTCCACTTCTTCTTCAGCTTGTTCTTCAACAACTTCTTCTTCAGCAGCTTCTTTGATCTCCGCAATCAAACCTTCTTCGACAACTGATAAGATTTTGCCATCCTCCAAAGTATAATCACCGACAGGGAGGGCAATTTTTTCGCCTTCTTCTCCCACGATAAATACTTCTTTGTCTTTGACAAATTCTTCAGCCTCGATCTCCGTACCATTGTCTAACTTCATAGTCGCCAATTGTACTGTTTGTTCAGACAATTCTATTCCTAGAATGCCTTTAATTTGGTCTATAACTTCAAGTGCTTTCATTTATATTATTTTCTATACTATATATACGTTTGAGTTTAAAAAATCGGTCATATTTTCAGACCTTTTTTATATTTTGCCTATTCCTTGTGCTATCATAGAGCCATCACAGCACTTAGAATCATAAGTTTTGCGGTCTCTACATAAACAACCACGCTTTCCACCTTTTGGAGATGTTCGACTTACTGTTTTTGGTTTCTTTCTAGGCATCTTTATCGTTATTATGTGATTCACAAGGCATAAACCAAGTCTTATTTTCTAAATCATGGCTATGGAATCCAGAACATCCAAGATTTGCAGCCATTTCTTCTGCTTTTTCTTGTGTTGAATAGGCAAGGCGGTCATCAATAACAGCATAATCTTCATTTACAACCATTGTTTCTAGTTTTTGACTATTCATAGGAACACAATTGGGAACTTTTTTTCCGTTCTTCATTTTAAAACCAATCATTTCATATCCTGGATAAC